GAGCTGAATCAGATCAGGGTCAATGATTTAATGTTGAAGTACAACATTCTTATATAAAATAATGTAATTAGCGCGGAAGAATTAAAGAAAAAACTTCAAGAAGCTGTTGCTGCGCTGAGCAATCCAGAGGAGAAGACAAAGGGCTTTGTACAGGGACTGAAAGATCTTGTTGAAGAAGCTACTAATTTGAATGAAAGGCTTGGCGAGTTTGGAGTACAAGCCATAGACAAGTTTGCGAACACATTTGCAGACTTTGTCGCTACAGGCAAGGCAAGCTTCCGAGATTTTGCGAACTCAGTACTGCAGGATTTGTCGCGCATTTTTGCCCGTGCTGCTTTCTTCCAGGCGCTTGAAGCTGTGTTCCCTGGTCTTGGTCAAACAGCAAAGGTCACCGGAAGCGCTAAGGGCAACGTCATCGCCAAAAACAAAATCGTGCCTTATGCCATGGGTGGCATCGTCAATAAGCCCACGCTGTTCCCAATGGCGAATGGTGCTGGCCTTATGGGTGAGGCTGGCCCCGAGGCGATCATGCCGTTGCGTCGAGGGGCTAATGGCAAGCTTGGTGTCGAAGCTTCTGGCGGAGCAATGGGCAACATCACGGTGAACGTCGACGCTGCCGGATCTTCTGTTGAGGGCGATGCAAGTCAAGCCAACCAACTGGGCAAAGCGATTGGTATTGCAGTACAACAGGAGCTAGTGAAGCAGAAGCGTCCTGGAGGTTTACTCGCAAGCTAATGGCCACTTTCCCGTCTATTGATCCGTCTTACGGAGCGCAAAAGCGCAGTCAGCCCGTTGTCAGGACTGTTCAATTCGGTGATGGATATCAGGCCAGGCTTTCGATGGGCCTTAATCAAAATCCTAAAGAATGGCAGCTTGAGTTTCGCAACCTCACGGAAACTGACGCTGACACTATCGAGACCTTCCTGGATGCAAGGGCTGCTGATAATGCAGCGTTTGAATGGTCGCCACCCGATGACACCGAAACTTACAAGTGGATTTGCAGCTCTTGGACAAAGACTTTGCCTTACTCAAACTTGGCAACAATTCAAACTACATTCACTGAAGTGTTTGAACCGTAATGGCAGTTGGACCTTGGCAAGCTAGTACCGCGTTTTCTGTTGGCGACATCCGACGCGCCACGACAGAGCAAACGTCTGGTTTGTTCTTCCGTTGTTCTACTGCTGGAACGTCAGCAAGCTCGGAGCCCGGCTGGCCGAACATGGTTGGCGACACAGTTACGGATGGAACGTGTGTTTGGACTGCGATTGCGTCAGCGTATGAGGAGCTGGCAAAGATCAACCCCAGCGCAATTATCGAGCTGTTCGAGCTGAGGCTGGATTCAACGCTGCATGGCAGCAGTGACGTTTATCGTTTTCATGCGGGGGCTAATGCTGCTGTTAGCGGCAACATCGTCTTTAACAGTCAGACTTATACGCGCATTCCGATTAAGGCTGATGGCTTTGAGTACAGCAACACCGGCACGCTGCCACGACCCACACTGTCAATCAGCAACCTTGATGGGACGATGACCACGTTGTTGCTGCTGGTCAATGCCACAACGGCGGGCAATGATCTTGGTGGAGCGGAAGTGCGTCGAATCAGGACGCTGAAAAAGTATTTGGATGGCGAAAGCGCAGCTGATCCAAATGCTCGCTGGCCTGAAGAGCGCTGGTTTGTGGATCGGAAAGCTAGTGAGTCACGGGACAGTGTGACCTTTGAGCTAGCAAGCAAATTCGATCTAGCGGGGCAAAAGATCCCGAAGCGACAGGTGATCGCCAACGTTTGCCAGTGGAAGTACCGCAGCAGTGAGTGCAGCTACACCGGCAGCAACTACTTCGACGTGAATGGCAACAGCGTCAGCACATTGGCCGAGGATGTTTGCGGCAAGCGTGTAGCCAGTTGCAAGCTGCGGTTTGGCGATACAGCTGAGTTGCCGTTTGGATCGTTCCCTGGGGCTGGTCTGACTCAGTGATGCAGCTATCAGACGAGTTGCGGGCAGAGATCTTGCAACACGCCAAGGCTGAAACGCCGAAAGAGTGTTGCGGGTTGGTTGCTGTGGTCAAAGGTCGGCACCGGTACTTTCCGTGCCAGAACATTGCAGACACTCCTGATGAGCACTTTGTTCTTAGCGGTTGGGACGAGGTAGAAGATCAGGGTGAGGTAGTGGCGATTGTCCACAGCCATCCGAAAACCAATCCAGAGCCATCAACAGCTGATCGTGTTGCCTGCGAGAAGTCAGGGCTGCCATGGTTCGTCGTCAACCCAAATACTGAAGGTTGGGGCTACTGCGAGCCAACAGGGTTTCAGCTGCCGTATGTGGGACGTGAGTTTGTGTTTGGCGTGGTGGACTGCTACACGCTTGTGCGTGACTGGTATGCAAGGGAATACAGCGTCCAGCTGCGGGACTATGACCGCAGAGACAAGTTCTGGGATCGCGGCGAAAACTTGTATCTGGACAACTTTGCTGCGGAGGGGTTTCGCAAGATTCCGGTTGAGGAAGTGCAGCGCGGCGACTTGATTTTGATGAATCTGGTTTCACCGTTGCCGAACCATGCAGCGATTTACATGGGGGATCAGCAGGTGCTGCATCATGTGCAGGGCAGGCTATCTAGCAGGGATGTCTATGGCGGTTACTATGGGAAGAGCACTGCCTGCGCCTTGAGGCATGAAAGTCGTTAAGGTCTACGGCGCTTTGCGTAAACGGCTTGGTCAATGTCGGTTTGAGTTTGACGTGAATACCCCAGCGCAGGCGATTAAGGCGTTGTGCGTTAACTTTCCGGGGCTAGATAAGTGGTTGATTGATAGTGAAAAAGACGGTGTTGGCTATCGCGTAGCGGTCAGCAAAGAAAAAGCGACCGAAGAAAATGTTGCTCCTTTGTTAATGCCCTTTAGTGATCGTGAGGTGTTCAGCATCACGCCTGTGGTCGCAGGTGCGGGGCGTGGTGGTACTCAAATTTTGATTGGAGCTGCATTGATTGCTGTTGCTATAGCCGTTCCAGGCGCAGTGTTTGCAGGAGGATTTACGGCTCCAGGAGTTGCGGCCACTGCCACTACTGCTGCTGTGCCTGCCACTTTTGGAGCAACTGTTGCGGCTGCAGCCGGAAATATTGGTATTGCGTTGGTCTTGGGCGGTATCGCTCAATCAATTTCACCTCAGCCTGGATTGGACAGCACGCTCGACGAGTCAGTGCAGCTGGAGTCATTTACCTTCTCTAACGTTGTAAACACTCAGCGACAGGGAATGCCCGTTCCGATTGCTTATGGGCGCTTGTTTGTTGGATCGGCTGTGCTGTCGAGCGGCCTTGACGTTGATCAGGTGCAGGCATGACTCAGACTCATTACATCCAAGGCGCTGGTGGTGGCGGCGGTAAAGGCGGTGGTGGCGGTAATCGCACCCCTACTGAGGCAGATGACACCCTGCAGTCCGTACAGTTTGCCAACGTTCTTGACCTGATTAGCGAAGGCGAGATTCAGGGGCTAGACGACGGCAACAAAAGTATTTTTCTGGACGACACAGCTGTCCAAAACTCAGACGGAACCAACAACTTTTCTGGCTATACCGTCGTCACTCGCAACGGCACACAGGCACAGAACCATATTCCTGGGCCGTTTAACGCTGTGGAGCGGGAAACAGCAGTTGGTGTTGAGGTTACAAACGGCTCACCTGTTACTCGCAGCATTACGGATACAGACGTTGATCGTTTGCGTGTCACGCTGACCGTTCCAGCGCTGCAAATTCTTGAAGACGATGGTGATGTTGTTGGCCATAGCGTAAACATCAAGATTCAGGTTCAGTACAACAGCGGCGGTTACAACGACGTTATTAACGACACGATCAGCGGCAAGAGCAGCAACCGCTATCAGCGTGACTATCTAATTGACCTCACCGGCAGCCATCCCGTTGATGTGCGGATGGTCCGTGTCAGCGCAGACGAAACAAGTCAAAAACGTGCAAGCACGACAATCTTTCAGAGCTTTACCGAGATTATTGATGACAAGTTCCGTTATCCCAACTCTGCACTTGTTGCTCTGCGTTTTGACTCGCGTCAGTTCAGCAGCATTCCCTCTCGCAAATATCTAGTTCGTGGGATC